TCTCGGATGATGAGCTGGCCGGATTGCTTTGGCTGCGCGAAGCGCAAATGACCGGGGCGTACGGGCCGAAGAACGCCGCCGGGGAAGTGGGCGGGCTGCGACTGGGTGACTACCGGCCTGAGGATACCGCCGAGTTGCGCAATTTGGTGGAGCCATTCCAAGCCGAAATCCGAGCCAGTGGTAATCGCTACCGCCCGGGTGCGGCGATATCGGGCAATACGTTGGGGCGGCAGATCACGACCGAGGCCACCATCAAACGGATGCTGCGGGGGGAAGAGCCGGAAGAGATCGCAGCCGACATTATCGAGAGCTCGCCTGAGACCGCGTTTACCGGGCGATATAGAAAAGGGGGTCTGGTCGCGGCGATGGGATAATGACATAGATATAGACATAGACATAGGAGTAAAGATATGAACGACGTTAAAGATACGCTGCAGCAGCGGCACGAGACATACGGCGAGTACGCTGCCCAAGCGAGGATCGCGCAGCAGTTGAAAGACGTGATGCACGACACGCCGAACTGGCACACGATGACGTACGCGCAGCGCGAGTCGCTCGACATGATCGCGGCCAAGATTTCGCGGATTCTAAATGGCGACCCGGACCACATCGACTCGTGGCACGACATCGGGGGCTACGCCCGACTGGTGGAGGACCAGATTCGCGAGGTACTTGACAGACCTGTACCACCTGTGTTATAATACAGCTTTTCAACCAACCGATAGAGGACAGAAAATGGCAAAGACAATCGACACTCCCGTGATCACCGAGCAGATGGTGGACGAATTGGCGCAGGTGCGTGACCAGCTTCGTGCCCTGACCGCCCGCGAGAAGCATCTGAAGGAGATCTTTCGCAAGGGCGGCGAAGCCGTCTACCGTGGTCGCGCCACGCAGGTCTCGATCAAGTTCACCACCGAGCGTCGCATGGACGTCACCGCCGCCCGCGCCGCGCTGGGCGAAGAATGGGTCGCCGACCACCTCGTGGACGTCGAGAAGATGAACATCACGCAGATGGACCTCGTATGAAAGACGCGCTGCTTTGGATCGCTTCCGGCGTCATGTTCGCGATCATGTTCGGACTCGCATTCTTCGTCGACTGGACCCCGCCGATCGTCTGATACTTGACAGACCTATGGCACCTGTGTTATAATCAAGCTTTTCAACCACCAATAGAGGACTCCTACCATGGCACACGAACTAGACTTTTCCAATGGCCGCACCAACATGGCCTACGTCGGCGAGACCCCGTGGCACGGGCTCGGCCAAGTGCTGACCCCGGACGCCAGCATCGACACTTGGACCCGCGAAGCCGGGTTTGACTGGGAAGTGAAAAAGGGCGCGATCGCCTATGAGGTGCGCGACGAGAACGACGCCCCGCTGCGTATGCAGACCGTGCCGAAACGCTGGGCGCTGTACCGCTCCGATACCGGACAGCCGCTCTCGGTCATGTCGAGCAACTATCACATCACCCAGCCCCGCGCCGTGATGGAGTTCTTTCGCGACCTGACCGAGGTGGGCGGCTTCAAGATGGAGACCGCCGGGATGCTGCGCGACGGCGCTACTTATTGGGCGCTGGCCCGGGCTGATGACACCTTCGACGTAGGCGGCGGCGACATCGTGCTCCCCTATCTGCTGCTGGCCACCTCGTGCGACGGCACGCTGTCGAACGTCGCCCAATTCACCACGACTCGCGTGGTCTGCGCCAACACGCTGGGCGTGGCCGTGGATAACAAGAGCGGCCAAATCCGCGTGCCCCATTCGACGAACTTCGATCCGGTCCGATTCAAGACCGAACTCGGGTTGGTCGGCGGGTCCTGGGATTCGTTCAAGGTGAACGCCAAGGCGCTGGCGAAGCGGACTGTGTCGAAAGAGGAAGCGACCCGCTACTTCGTCGACGTGTTCTACGGCGCAGAGGAAGAGGTGGACGTGACCACTAAGCGCCCGATGATCGAGATGGTGACGAAGATCTACTTGGACGGCGTGGGCCAGCGTACGAAGACCGCGACCGGGACGGCGTGGGGGCTGCTCAACGCGGTGACCCGCTTCGCCGATCACGAGCGCAAGGCCGAGTCGCGCGATACCCGGCTGCAGTCGGCATGGTTTGGCGCTGGCGCACGTCTCAAGCGCGACGCGCTGGACACGGCATTGGCACTGGTAGCATGAAAGGGGGCAGAGTCATGGCAACACGCATCCAATGGTCAGCGACGGAACGGGCGGCGATCGCGCAGCAGATCCGAGTGATCCGGGCGAAAGACCCGGGGCTCTCTCACCCGAAAGCGCTGCTGTGCGCGGCGCAGATGGTGCTGCCGATGCAGCGAAGACGCAAGATAACCGACGGCGTGGTCTACGCGCTGAAAGGCTGGGTGAACGACATCCGGTACGAGCCGATCCCGGAGCCAGCGCCCGCGCCGGTGCTAGACCCGACACCCGAGCCGCCGAAATACGCGACCTCGATCGGTGATCTGGCGCTGGCGCTGGTACGCGAAATCACCCGAGAGGTTATGCGCGAAATGCGAGCGGAGCGAGAACGCGAGGAAGCCGAGAGCGAGCGCGAGCGCTACCGCGACCTATCGGATCGGATAAGCGCCGGGATGGCCCGCGACCTCGAAAGACAGCAAGGACGGGAAAATACCAAGCTGCGCGACCACATGGCGCGGGGTGAATTCGAGAAGCCCCGGCGGCTCTCGATCGTGGTGCTAGGCATACAGCCAACACAGGGTAACATAGTGCGGGATGCCTACCGGGGGCGCGGCGTCGATTTCGACTTCTACGATTCGGACGCGGCGGCGAAACGCGAGGTGGTACAGCGCGACGTGGTCATTCTGATGACGAAGTTCATTTCGCACAGCGTGCAGGAGCGGTGGCGACCGGCGGTGATCGGTGGCCTTTTCGCGGGCCTGACGTACTGCAACGGCGGGGTGACGGAACTATGCGCCGAGATCAATAACATACTTAGCGTACGAGGCTATTGACAAAGGTATGGGACCCGTGTTATAATGCGGGTTTCCACCAACCAATAGAGGACAACACCATGACACAATCAATCACCCAAGCGCTCACCTCCGACTGGATCGATCGCAACATGCGCATGTACGGCGTCGCCGACATCGACGAGTGGAAACGCAGCATGCGCGATTGCGCGACCTACAAATCCGTCGGTGCTAACATGGTCATCGCCGGACTGATGTCCGACGCGCAGGAACTGATGGCGCACGGCGACGTGGAGCGTGCACGCAAGACGCTGAACATCGCGAAATCCGTGCTGTTCGACGTGATGGACGGCGAAATGGTCGGCTGCGTGGCGGATTGCTCATGAGCCGCACGATCACCTACCCGGACCTGATGGCGCTGTTCAAGCGCAAATTCGCCGACGCGGACATCGGCCAGTGCCGCCGCGCACTGCAGGACTGCTACGATACGCTGCGCATTCACGAGCGCCAGCCCGGATCGGAAGAGTACGTGCGAAAGCTGTGGTGCGAAATCGACGCGATCCGGGATCGGCAGATGGCGTGCCAAAAGGTACTTGACAAAGCTATAGCGCCCGTGTTATAATCGGGTCTTTCACCACCAATAGAGGACACCTACCATGATGATTCTGAACACCACCGCCGACATCATTGACGCGATCGTTAATCGCGGCCTGATCCCGATCGAGTACCGCAGCATCTACGGCGGCACGTGCGTCGCTTGCGAAATCGAAGAGGGCGACAACATGGACGAATTGCACAAGCCGGGTGCGATCGTGACGCACAATGGCCGCGACTTCGTCGTCTACTGGCCCCACGCCCCGTGGGACGACAACGTCGTCGAGTACATCTCTACCCTGATGGACCCGTCGGCCTTCGCCGCCAACTACTGGGGGTATTGACAGCCTGTACCACCTGTGTTATAATCGAATCTTTCGCAACCAACCAATAGAGGACAGCATCATGAACGAAGTGCAAATCGACGGCAACCCCCCGGCTTCATACGGCGACGTAGTCCGGGGTCGCGTGTACGTGGGCTGGCTGGACAACACCCGGCATTTTGGCCGGAAGCTCCCGACGAGCCGTGACGGCTTTTGCCACATCGAGCGGAGCGTAACCATCGAGAAAGCCCCGCACGGGACGGACTCGTTCTGGTCCGAGGGTTTGTACGGCTTCATCAAGGCGAACGGCAAGAAAGTGCACGTCTTCCGCAGCGAAGCGCAAGACGACTGGCAGATCGCGTAACACGAAATACTTGACAGCTTGTACCACCTGTGTTATAATGTAGGTTTCCACCAACCAATAGAGGACAGCACCATGAACAAAGCACGCCGCACCGCCATCACCGCCGAAGTCGCCAAAGCTCGGGATCTGCTCGCGCAACTGAGCCGCTGCGCGACCGCGCTCGAAACGCTGAAAGACCAAGAGCAGGAATGCTACGACAACATGCCGATGAGCCTGCAGGAATCGGACGGCGGCGAGAAGATACTCGACACCGCGACCATGCTGGAGCAGTGCGTCGCCGATATGGACGGAGCGATCAACGAAATCACGAGCAGCATGGACGAAATCGAGGAAGCCGTAGCCGCATAACGCGAAATACTTGACAAACCTATGCTCCCCGTGTTATAATCGGGGCTTCAGCAACAAACGAAATAGAGGACCAGCATGAAAACAGCAACACGCGTCAGCAATCACGGATGGGTTATTCGCCCGACGCAAGTCGAGGTGCTCGCCACCAATGGCGGCTGGACCACAATTCGCGAAATCGGCCAGTCCTGGACCGAGAAGGTGCGAAATGGCGAATTGGTCGACCACCGCGAGACCGAAACGCCCGACGCATACTCGGCACAATGCGCGACGAATACTTGACAGACTGTACCACCTGTGTTATAATACGATCTTTCACCACCAATAGAGGACATCAAAATGCAAATCGCCATCATCACCGCCACCAATGAGCAAGTCGAAATCGTCGCCGTCAAAGGCGGCTGGTCCACGATCCGTGCCACCAATTCGCTGATCCGCTTCGAGCGCAAGGTGCGCAACAGCGCATTGAGCGGCCACGCGGAGATCACCGCGCAGAAAGCGCCTACCACAGCCAAGCTGGTGGCCGAGAAGCTGGCCAAGCCCGCCGTGACCGTGGAAGCCGTGCAGGAAGGGCGCAAGAATGGCGTCGTCTTCGCTGGCTACCTGCCCCAATACGAAGCGTACAAGGCGCTAACCACCGACGGCGCGACCAAGCGCTCGATCGACAAGGGCGACAACGTGGCCGTGCTCCTGCGCCCGCTGACGCTGAGCGACGTCTACGAGACCGTCTCGAGCGCGGCCAACACGTCGGTGGCTGACCTGCGCGAGCGCTTCAGCCATCTCAACCCCGGCATGCAGCGCATGAATCTGGGCAACATGTTCCGCCGCGCACTGCGCGAAGCCGCCGCCGCGACCGCTTGAATCCCCGGGGCTTCGGCCCCGTACCCCGCCGTTCCACAACCACCGAAGGAGAATGAGAGCATGACTAGACAAATCGAAACACGAATCCGGCTGCACGAGGGCACGTTCAAGGGCGAAATCCTGGCCGACGGCATGCGCGCCCACTTCGACGCCACGGTCCGGGGCCAGCGCTTGGACGCGACGTTCGAGAAGCACGAGCGGTCTGCGAAAGACCTCGACCAGTGGGCGCTGTTCCAGTTGCTGCAGCGCTGGATCGAAACGAATCTGGCCGGGTGAACGCCATGGACACAATACGATTGGCATTGAAAGCGGCGGAGCACGCCCTGCGGCTGAACAACCGATACGGGAAAGAGTTCGGCCTACCCGGCATGGAGTCCGACACCCGGATAGCGCTGGCCGCAGTGCGTGCTGGGCTGCGCGCGCTTAAGGCGCTGGGGGCGCAAGCATGACCGAACTCGTTCGACGAGGACCGGGCGGCTGCATCGTCAACGGGTGCTTGGTGGGCTCTCGGGTATCTTCCCCCGAGTGTGCCCCGCTGAACCCAACGGAGACCCCACGGAAGGCCGAGAAGACCCCATCGAGGGATGCGGCTCCTGACCGGGCACGCCAACTGGTGCAGGAGTGCGACGGGCGGGCGGCACGGGTGGCGCTGTGCAAGCGCTGGAAAATCAACCCGGCGATCCTGGACGCGCCAAATGCGGGAGTGGCCACGATGCGGCTGCTGAATGCACTGCGAAAGGCGGGTGCGCGATGATCGAAACGCTGCAGGACGTCGAGGCCCGGATGGCCCGGATTCGGGAGAAGAATGAGCATTTCCGCGAGTACGCCGACGGCTCGTGGGAGATGGCGCTCGAGTTGGACGGCTACTGGGCGCTGGACGCCATCGCAAACGGGCTGCGCGAGCGGATCGCGCTACTGGAGAGTGCGAAATGAGGCTCCCCGAGCAGCGGCTCAACGACTGGATCGCGAAATGGCTCGCGGGACGGGCGCTCGTCGAACGAGTCGAGAATCGGGTGAAGCGGGACACGCCCGACATCTTCGTGGCCACGCCCGAGTGGGCCGGGTGGATCGAGTCGAAGGTGCTGCCCGCGTTCCCGAAACGCCCGACCACCGCCGTACGGCTGGAGCACTGGACTACCGGGCAACGCTACTTCATGCAGCGGCTGCGCCCGACTGCGGCGAAAGGGTGGCTGGTGTGCCGGGTGGCCGACGAGGTCTTCGTGTTCAACGGCGCGAAGCTGGCGACTCACGGGCAGGACTGGACCGAGTCGGACTGGCGGGCGATGGCCGTCGTGGTGCAAGTGCGAAACGATCACGGCGGGGCGCTGCTTGCGGCACTGGGCGCGGTGTGTTAGAATCCGGCTACGTCGTGCAATGCGACGCGCAGCTATCGCGCTGCGGAACCGGCAAATGCCCCGTTCCACTGTTCCACCAAGATGGAACGCCCAATGGAACGCCTCTCCCATTCGAAAAAAGACCCTCTGTTCCATCGTTCCATGCGTACGCGGGGAAAAAGACCGTGTTTTAAAACCTGGATATGGGGGGATTATCGGTGGAACGATGGAACAATACCCTTCTCTCGAATGGAGAAGCCGTTCCATTGCTGTTCCATCTTGGTGGAACGATGGAACAAGAACGACGCTCTTCAGACGGCGATCACTGCTGCTGCTCCACTTGGGGTTGTTCGGGATTGTCTCACGTGCGCGCGTAAATTCGGATTGACACGAAGCTCTTGTAGCCCTATAGCTCGCAACTATCGGCGGTGGCTCTTCGATAGCTTCCGACTTCATAGTCTACGACTATCGGTGGTGGCTCTTCGATAGCTTCTTTCCGCAGCCAAATGCCGACAAAACGGCCTATTGCGTGCTCCTCGCGACCTGTGTTTTAATTCGCTCCATGTGGATGACCGACGAAAAGCTGCTCAAAGACCGTGGTGCCGAAACGATTGCGGAGTACGAAATTCGTGCTCACGTGTCGATCAAAATGCTGTTGGACGCAATACGCCGGGACCGCGTGCGTCACCCGGTGAACTCGGTCTCTTTCTCCCCGGAGGCTCTTAGCTGCAACCTGCCCGACGTCGAGGCGCGTGGCGATCTGCAGCTGCACGAGGAGACGAAAGCCTACAAAATGCTGGTTTTCATCGCCGAATTCCGGGACGGACCCGATACTGCGAAATTCAGCATGCGGCACGCCTATACGACGGCGGGTATCGCGCGGCAGACGATTTCGGACTGGCGCTCCTACCACAAGCTGTTCGACGGCATCGTGGACGCGATTCAGGAGGAGATGATCGACACGATGCGGGCCGAGGCCTACCGCCGGTCCGTGGTGGGCGTGGACGAGCCGCTGGTGCACCAAGGCCTCAAGACGGGCGAAACGGTGAAAAAGTACAGCGATTCGCTCTTGCAGTTCACGCTATCGGGCTACGACTCGAAATTCCGCTCGAAAGACGTGAACATGAACGTTTCGGGCTCCCTGGATTCGACCATCAACATCGAAGGTGTCCGTGATCGCCTCGCCCAGCGTCTCCAGCAAAAATCGCTCAAAGAAGAGTAGAGCGCTGGCGCTGGACCCGGCGAACTGGAACGA